GTTAAGAATTAGCCTCTCGGCTTTCTCGCAAAGTGTTGATTTTGGTACGGATTCCCGTGGGGCTTTCCCGTGGGGCATAAATGGGGTAAAATTTTCCCACAGAAACAACCAGGGCTAACAACATGAGCAAGCAACGCCTAGTCGGCAGACTTGAGCTGTCGCGCAGGCTCACAGGGGCGACCAAGTCCACGGTGTACCGCCAGTGTGAGAGGGGGGGGAAACTGCACGCCGCCATGGTAGGGGACAAGATCGACCTTGAGCACAAAAACGCAAAAATGTACTGTGCCGAGTTCGGGTACGTCGAGCCGGACATCGTGGCGGAGCGGGCAAAGGCGGCAAAGGCGGCCACGGCTAAAGCCAAGAGCATGCCGCAGTACGACACGGCCCCACCGGCGCACGACACTATCGCACCAGACCACGACGGCGACGACGAAGACCTCGACGCGCTGGGCTTCATGGGCCTGCCGCTGCGGGAGATCGTCAAGCGGTACGGGAGGCAGGCACAGTTCAAGGAGTACGTGGCCGCCTACAAAATCCTAGTGCAGACACAGGCGGCCGAGGAGAAGATGGCCCGCGACCGCAAAGAGTACGCGCACTTTTCGCACATCGAGCGGCTGGCTATGCACATCGACGGCCTGCACAAAATGCTGCTGACCGACGCGGCGAAGAGCATCGCCGACACTTCAAAAACACTGACGGCCGCGGGCGCAAGCGACGTCGAGGTGCGCAAGGCCGTCGCCAAAGTGCTGGAGCAAGTCATAAAAATGGCCAAGGCCAACTCAGACAGGATCATACGCAGTGCAAAGTCATAACGATTATTTTCACGACACCGCCAACCGCGTGGCCGACTTACTAGCCGCCACGGCAGAGCGTCACGTCCTGCTGTCCCCGAGCGAATGGGCAGAGACTCGGCGCTACCTCCCGAGCCAAACCACCGCACGCCCTGGGCCGTTTAGCTGGGACCCGACGCCGTATTGGCGCGAGCCGCTGGACTGCATGAGCCAGGAAAGCGGCGTCCATTTCGTCGCGATTCAAAAGGGCGCACAGGTGGCCGCAACGGTCGGTGTGCTCGAGAACGTGATCGGGTATTACGCAGAGCACGTGCGCACCATGCCGGTGTTGTTCTTCACGGCGGACGACGGGCTGGCGAAACTGCGCATGGACGTCAACATCGTGCCCATGTTCCAAAGCTCGGGTTTTGACGACGTCATCCAGTCGAATGACACGATGCGAAAGGGCAAGCAGGGCCTAACGAATACGAAGATCGAGTGGGCGGGCGGCGGATACCTGATCCCCCTTGGCGCGATTAACGAGGCGAAACAGCGGTCGTTGTCTGCCCCCATCCTGCTGCGAGACGAGGCAAGCGGCTGGCCGCTGGTGGTCGGACGTGACGGCGACCCGATGAAGACGACCGAGACGCGGACGAACTCATACGAACTGACACGCAAGATCCTCGACCTGTCGACCCCGACCATCGTCGGCACCGACGTGATCTCCAAACGGTTCGCGCTGGGCGATCAGCGGTACTACTTCGTGCCGTGTATTCACTGCGGCGAAAAGCAGGTCCTACGCTTTCGCGGCACGAACAAAGAGACGGGCTTGATCTACGGGCTAAACTGGGAGACAGAGCAAACCGAGACAGGGCGCACCGTGGTGTCCGGGTCCGTGCGGTACACGTGCAAGCACTGCGCGGGTGACATGGTGAACGAGCACAAGGCGCTGATCATGCCGCGGGGGGAGTGGCGCCCGACGGCCAGACCATCCCAGCCCGATTTCAGGTCGTACCACATCTCGGCACTGTACGCGCCGTCCTTCGCCCGCACATGGGAGGCAATCGCCCGCGCATGGGTGGAGGCATGGGACGACGAGGAGAACCGCCACAAAGACATCGAAAAATTGCAGGTATTTTATAACAACGACCTTGGGGAGCCCTTCGAGGCCCGCACCGATAAACTAAAAGCGCACCAGGTCAGCCCGCACAAACGCGCGGCATACCGAAGCGGCGAGCTGCCAATGGCGCACGCTATGGAACGCGCAGGCGGACCGATTGAGATCATCACCATGGCGGTGGACGTCCAGGAGAAGTGGCTCGCGGTCAAAGTCATGGCCTGGGCCCCGAGTGCAGACAGCGCAGGGTACAACGCGTACATGGTCGAGTACATCGTCATCGAGGGCGACTGCACGTCGCCGGACTCGCAGGCGTGGGAAGACCTGGCCGAGTTGATCGACGCGAAGACGTACTCGGCGGGAGGGCGTGACTTCCGCGTCGCGATTACAATGGTCGACGCGTCGTACTTGTCCGACACGGTGTACTCGTTCTGCGGTCAGTGGGATGCGGGCGTTTACCCCCTGCGCGGCCGAGACAAACCGCTGAAAGGGTCACGCATTAAAGAATTTGACATGCTGCAAAACGCCACGGGCGTGAGGTATTGCGCGGTCACGGTGGACCTGTACAAAGACCGATGGTCGCACGCGTTGGCACGACAGTGGAACGGGTTAGGCACCCTGCCCCGCAACACGTGGTCAGCCCCGATAGACATCGAAGACAAGACGCTAAACCACTTGACCGTCGAGTACAAGTGCCAGCAAAAGGACCCCAAATCGGGCAAAGTGCTCGGCACATATTGGCATCGCCCGAACAACGCAAGGCAGGAGCTGTGGGACTTGCTCATGTACAACACGGCAGCGCTGGAAATGGTCGCGTATGACGTGTGCGAGCAGATGGCGGGCATCGACGCGCTAGTCTGGCCCGAGTTTTGGGCGTTGGCTAAGGAGGGCCTATATTGGACGCCGTCCGCTCAGTAAAGTGAGGTATTGCAGAGGGCGCGCGGTCGCAGTTGACGCGCAGCCCTGCGAGGTTTATCATTGAATTAATTTTACTCGGAGGCGTTTCGATGTCTTGCACTCAATTTGAACTAGACCACATCGCAAAACTGCAGGCATTGCTGACCGCCTACCTCGACGCAATAACGGCCCTTTTGGTCGGCGGCGTGCGCGAGTACCGTCTCAGCACAGGCCAAGGCGACCAAATGGTCAAGCGCGAGGACGTCAACACCTTGCAAGAGACCTACGGCCTCGTGTGGCAGCAGTATGACGCCCTGTGTGCGCGCTGCGCCAACGGTGGCGCCGTCCAGCAAGTACCGTGGGGGGCAGCGCCGTGGCTTCGATTCTAGACCGTTTTAAGCGCAAGCCGACAGCCGTGCCGCAAACCGCGGTCGAGCCTACGAGCTACGGGTTTTCACACACCGCGGTCGAGTACAACGCCGCACCGGTGGAAGCCTACGCGCCCGAGGGGTACGGGTACTCGGGGTCATATTTCAACGTCAACGACGGTGAGAAGTACGCAGGGGGCCTCGGCCCCGTGCCGATCACCGTCACTGACTACTGGGCGCTGCGTGAGCGTTCCGCGTCGTTTTTCAAAACCAATCTTTACGCGCGCGGCATTATCCGCAGACTCGTAACCAACGTAATCAACACCGGCTTGTCCCTAGAAGCGGACCCAATCGAGAACCTGATCCCCAACGTCGCGGACGACAGTCTGTCGGAGTGGGCGATTGACGTCGAGGACAAGTTCAGCGCGTGGGCCTCCTTGCCAGACGTCTGCCACTTCAGCGGGCAGCACACGTTTGGCGAGATCGAGCGCTACGCGTACCGCGAGGCCCTTATCGAGGGCGACGTGCTGGTGGTCGAGCACCACAACGCCAAGACCCAACTGCCAAGTTACGAACTGATCAAGGGCAACCTGGTGCAGTCCCCGCTCGGTTCACTTGGGGAAGGGCTAGGGCTGGCCAAGGGCAACACAATCGAACACGGCGTCGAGCTAGACGCCAACCGCGGACCCGTCGCATATTGGGTCGTACAGCGAGACTTTAAGCACAAGCGCATCCCCGCCCGCGGCAGTCGCGGCAGGCTGGTGTCGTGGTTGTATTTTGCCACAGACAAACGCCACGACGACGTCCGCGGCGAGCCCCTGGTGTCCTTGTGTATGCAATCCGTCGGCGAGATCGACAAGTACCGCGACAGCACGCAGCGCAAAGCGACACTAAACGCCATGCTCGCGATGTTCTTCTACCAATCGCCCGAGAGCAAAGTGCCAAACAGCCGCCCGATCACCGCTGGTGCAAACCGACGGGTGCAGGGCAGCACGCAGTTAGCAGACGGCAGCGAGTACAAGCTCAATATTGCCAGCTCTACACCAGGCATCGTATACGAGTCACTGCCGCCGGGCATGGAGCCAAAGGGCTTCACGAGCGACGGCACCGACGAGAAGTTCGGCGACTTTGAGGACGCGGTCATCAACGGCATAGCGTGGGGGCTCGGGATACCTAAGTCCGTGTTGACTATGATGTTTAGCAATTCATACAGCGCAAGCCGAGGCGAGATCAAAGAATTTAACATGACGCTGGGCGTCGAGCGTAACCGATTCGCGGACACGTTCACGCGCCTGGTGTACCGCTCGTGGCTCGTGGCCATGACGCTGACGCGCCGCATAGACGCGCCGGGCATGTTGGAGGCGCACCGCGACCCGATGAAGTTCGACACGTACGCAGCGTGGACCAATTCCAATTGGTTCGGCGCGGTTAAAGAGGCGGTCGACCTACCGAAGGAAGTCAACGGGCTGGAGAGGATGGCCGCGAACGGGTACTCGACCAACAGCATGAACAGCCGCCAGCTAACCAATACCCGATTTACAACAAACATTAAACGCGTGGCACGTGAGAACAAACTCAAAGCGGACGCCATGCGCCCAACACTCGAACTAGAGAAAGAGTACGGCGCGGAGCAAGTGGCCGCCGTCGGGGCTAAACTCCAACTGGTCGCAAACTCAGGAGACGAAGACGCATGGCTAGAACAGTGATCACATTAACGGACGCCTGGCAGCAGGTGGCCACAGGCGCCTGCATCGTCCGCGTCAAGTCGATAGGGGCGGCGTCAGCAACGTTGAGCCTCAACGAATCGGCCGACGACTCCACAGCGCTCAATGCGTCCGCCGTTCCCGGCGATCAGTACGCGCAGAGCGAGTCAAAACCGACCTTTGGCAAAGGCGCCGGGGTCGTACTAGAAATAGACGCGGCGGGGTAAAATATGCTGTTTAAACTTACTGACGTAGCCACAATATTAGGCGGATTGCTGTCGCAGCCTGGAGGCAGCTTGCCGTCGGATAACATCACCGGCGGATGGGCAACGTATTTTAACGGGAACCAGACCCCGATAAGCATTCCTGCTGGCGTAGAGACTAAACTCACGCTTGATGCGTCAGACCCAGCGGACAGGATAGACGGCTTTTTGCCCCTAGGGGTTTCCAGTGTGTGGGACTCCGCAAACAGTCAGTTTGATTTCTCAGAGCTCAGCATCGGGGACACGGTAGACATCCGCGTCGACGGGTCGCTAACAAACTCGGGGTTTAACGAGTCTTTTAGCCTCAACCTTGTGGCAGCGATAGGCAGCCCGGGCGAGTTCACCCTCCCGTTTGCGTCTGGAAATCGACTGTTTTCTGGGACTTCCGAAGTCTCACGGTACAACGGCGTGTTCATCGGGTCGCAAGACATGATCGACAACCCTGCAGAATTGCGCATGACAACCACGGACGCGGCCAGCGGCTTTTTGATTGATATTTACGTTAAAGTCCTAAAGTTAGGATAGGAGAAAAAATAAATGCCTTGGCTATTAGACCCAACTGTGCAACAAGCACTAGAAGCGGCCCAACCGCTAACACAGGCGCAGATCGACACGGCCATGGCTGCACTGGGCGGCCCAAGTGGTAACGCTGACCGCGTGCTAGTGACGTCCGGCGACTCCGCGACTATCAGCATTACAGGCGTGATGACCTCGCGCCCGTCGTGGACGGCGCTCTACTTCGGCGGGGGTAACACCCTCTACGGCGACTTAGCAGCGGCGATCAACACAGTCGAAATGGACCCGAACATTAAGTCGGTGGACTTCCTCGTCAACTCAGGCGGGGGCGAAGCGCAACCGGCTGTCGACCTGGGAGACATGATCGCAGGCATGAAGAAACCGACACGCGCCCTAGTGCAAACGGCGGCGAGTGCGGCATACTGGGCGGCGTCACAGGCGGACACCGTCGTGGCGCTTAGTCGCGCGAGTCGCGTCGGCTCAATCGGGGCGGCGACAATGGCATACAAGCCGAGCGCGCAGTCCGTGGTCGACATCGCCAGCACGAACGCCCCAAACAAGCGCCCAGACCCAGAAACAGCGGAAGGCATCGCGGTCATACGCGCGGAGCTGGACGAGTTCCACGACCTTTTTGCCACGGCGGTGGCGGTAGGGCGTGACAAATCAATCGAAACGGTTAATACTACATTCGGACGCGGCGGCATGATGCTGGCGCAGAAAGCCCTCGAGGCCGGGATGATCGACTCGATATGCACTCAAGAATCAAAACCCAAGGCGAAAGCCTCAGCAACAGGAGCCATGACAATGGATCTAGCAACACTACAGGCCCAGCACCCGGCGCTTCACGCCCAGGTACTAGCGGAAGGCCACAAGCAGGGCGTGGCGGCAGAGCTAGACCGCGCCAAGTTCCACGCAAAGATGGGCACTAAAACCGGTGCAGTCGCAGTCGCGATGGCAGCTATCACCGCGGGCACCGCAAAAGACGACGGCGAAACGATGGCGGAGTACCTAACGTGCAACGCTAACAACGCCGATTTAGCAGGCCGCCAGGCTGACGAGCAAGCGCTCGCAGGCAACGCCCCCGCAGCGGAAGACGAAGGCGTCAAGCAGAAGTTAGTCGCAGACGCTGCGACCAACGCCGCATTGGCTGCCCTTGGCTTAGAACCGGTAGGAGCGTAAATCATGGCTAATATCAACATCTCAAACCGCAAACTAAACGGCGTCGTCATCCTCGGCCCCGTGTTTGCAGACGCGACGCTGACTGCAGCGGGCGCAGGGACCTGGCCCGCGGGCGCGGTCCTTGGCAAAGTTACCGCCACAGGCAAGTATGTGCGATACACCACGGGCGCGGCTGACGGTTCGGAAGTACCAAAAGCGGTACTGACGCAGGCCGTAGAGTTCACCGCAGCGGGCGACCGCTCAGAACGCCCAGCGATCAGCGGCCAAGTTCGACGCGGCGACCTAGTCGACGGCGCAGGCGCGGCGCTAACGGACGCGGCAATCGACCAGCTTCGCGACTTCACCATCATTGCACTGACTACGCACCAGCAGTCAGCCCAAGATAACCAATAAGGGAGGGCTCCCAAATGCCTAATATTTTCGCAACAGGCTGGATGATGTTGTTCCAGCAAATGCGCCGCCCGACGGGTGCGCTTCAAGCACTGTTTACGGTCAAGCCTGGCAACGTCTACGACGGCGACACGGTCGAGATCGACATTCAGCGTTTTGGCGAAAAGGTAGCGGTGGCATTACGTCGCGGCACCGGTTCTAACCTGAACGACGCGGACATCGTGACGACTAAAGAGTTTACGCCCCCAACATACGGCGAAGCCTTCCCTGCAGATGTTGCCGACCTGGTGAACCGTACCGCGGGTGTTGACCCGTACACGGACGGGTACGCAGGATACATGGGCAAGTTGATGGGCAAGCTGATGACGTATTTCATGCTGTCTATGGACATGGTCACCCGTGGCGTCGAATTGCAGGCGTCGCAGATCCTGCAGACGGGCAAGTTAGTGTTAACCGGCTACGACGGCAACACGGTGTACGAACTTGACTTCAAGCCAAAGGCGACGCACTTCCCTACCACGGGCACGGCGTGGTCGGCAGCAGGTAGCGACAAGCTGGCCGACTTAGAAGCCCTAGGCGACGTTATTCGCGCAGACGGCAAAGTCAATCCGACGGACCTATGGTTCGGCGCGACCGCCATGCGATTGTTTAAAGCTGACAAAGAAGTGCAGAAGCAGTTAGACAACCGCCGCATGTCCATCGGTGAAATCATGCCACGCCAAATGAACACGGGCGCAGTATACCAGGGCACGGTATGGATCGGCTCGTACGAGTACCGCATGTGGACGTACCCGGAAGGCTACGAGAACCCGCAGACGGGCACGTACACGAAGTACATTGCAGACGACAAGGTGATCATGACGTCAGACCAGACACGCTTTGACCGCACGTCGGCACGCATCCCGCTACCGCTTGGGCCTGACCCACGCCTAGCGAGTTTGGTGCCAGGCCGTATGACGGACCGCAGCATGGACTTAGACGTCACGCCAAACTTGTGGTGTACACCTAGCGGCGAACAGATCATGACGGACCTCAAGTCCCGCGTGCTCCTTGTTCCTGTTCAGATCGACGGCTTCGGCTGTTTAGACACCAACCCATAGACCATAGGCGGCCCGCTCCCACAGGGGCCGCGATACCATAGGGGCTAGACCGATGGCAAGTAACAAAGAACTAATCGCGAACATCTTGGCGATCAGCCCGTCCGCAGTCACGGAAGGGCTAACCAACGCACAGTTGTCTGAAATGGTCAAGGGGCTTAAGGGCTCCGACGCAGCAGCGGCGCAAGCCGATGAAGACGCAGCCGCACAGGCACTGGCGGACGCAGCAGCGGCGCAAGCCGATGAAGACGCAGCCGCACAGGCACTGGCAGACGCGGAAAAGCCGTACACGGTGGCGAAGGGCAAGGCGATCACGTCAAAACGCGGCATTTTGTCAGACGGCGACGAGGTTCGCGCGTCGGACTTCGCAGGCGGTGGCGAAGCGTTCGCGGCGTTGTGCAAAAAAGGCCACATCGTCCGATGAACCTGCGACAGCTAGCCGAGCAAGACCTGGCCGTCACGCTAGAGGATAGCGTGTTCGGTTTCGGCTGGCCTGTTACGTTAACCGATCCGCAAGGCGTGTCGGCTAACCTAACGGGACAAGCGCATGACATTAGCCAGATCATCGACCCAGACACGGGCACCGCGGTCAGCGGGCGTTCGTGTGCGTTCGTTATCAGACAGTCGAGCCTCGCCGCCACCGGCCTGGGGGACCCTTACGGCGTCCCCGACAGCAACTCGCTGCCGTGGCTCGTGTCGTTTGAAAGCATCAACGGCGCGCCGTACACTTTCAAAGTCGAGGACTCAGACGCGGACCGCGTTCTGGGGACACGCACGCTAGTCTTGGGGGTGTGGAATGGCTAACATAACGCAGCTAATAGACAAGCAGGACGTTTTCGAGGTAGTCCGCGACAAGATAGCGGTGATCCTCGCTGACGAATCGGCCATGCAAGTGCAACTTGCGACGGCAGCCGGAAAGCCAGACCCCAGCCTGTGGGCGCTTAAAGTCTACACCGAGCGGGCGTCCCCCTGGGACGACGCGGCGGACGGGGACATTATCGTTAACGTGTGGTTTGACACGGCCTCGGTCGACGAGGCGGCGTCCAACACCGTGCGCAGCCAAACGATGCGCGGGACGTTCAACATCGACGTGATCGGCTTCGGTAACTCCAAGCCTAACGGCACCGGGGGCCACCGGCCAGGCGACGAAGTTGCGGCGCTTAATGCCCAGCGCGGCCTGCGTTTGGTGCGCAACATCATCATGGCTAGCAGCTACACGTATTTAGGCCTGCGCACAATCGTCGGTCAACGGATGCCGCAGTCTATTACATCGTTTCAGCCGCAGTTGAACAGTAAGCCCGCGGATCACGTCGTTGGCGCCCGACTGGCGCTCGGGGTACGATATGAAGAATTTTCGCCCCAGTTCGAGCCCGCAATACTGCAAGAGCTGGGCGTCAGAGTAGAACGGGCAGAGGACGGGCAAGTCCTGGCCCAATTAGATTACGACTATACACCATAAGGAGGCCTGCAAATGGCTATCAGTACCGCCGTACCCCTAGGCGCCGTTGCGCGCGTAGTAGGCATAAAAACGCAATTTGTAAAAACTAATGTCGGCGGTTTGATCAACCTGCCCCAGCGCGTCGCGTTGGTCGGGCAAGGGGCCTCTGCTGCGACATACTCCCTAGGCAAACGCCGGATCACCAGCGCGCTAGAAGCGGGCACGGTGTACGGCTTCGGCTCACCCATCCACCTTGCGGCGCTGCAACTACTGCCCGCGAATGGCGACGGCCTCGGGTCAATCCCGCTGACCGTGTACCCGCTAGAAGATGCGCTCACGGGCGTAACGGCGGCGGGCGACATTACACCGGTCGGCGCAGGCACCAAGGCGGGCGCGTTCACGGTCCGCATCAACGGGGTGACGTCCTCGCAGTTTGTCGTGGCCGTTGGCGACACCGTGGCGACGCTGACCGCTAAAATGGAAACAGCGGTTAACGGTGTGCTAGGCATGCCGATGGTCGCCACAGACGACACCATCGCGTTGGACTTAGAGGCCAAATGGGCGGGCGCAAGCGGCAACGCGTTGTCGATCACCGTTGACGGTCCAACCGACACCGGATTCACATTCACAATTACACAACCGACGGGCGGCCTAGTTAACCCACCGGTCACGGGCGCACTGGCACAAGTTGGCAACGTGTGGGAAACCATGGTGCTGAACTGCCTAGACGTAGCGGACAGCACGACGCTGGACGAGTTCGAGACGTTCGGCGAAGGGCGATGGGGTCCGCTCGTACGCAAGCCGCTGGTAGTGTTCACGGGTCACTCACTCAACGAGGCGGGCATCGTCGCGATCACCGACGCGCGCAAAACGGACCGCGTTAACTCGTTCTTGCCTAACCCTGGCTCGGTTAACTTGCCGTTTGTATCTGCGGCGGGCCTACTCGCACGCATAGCGGTGACGGCCAACAACAACCCGGCGCGGGACTACGGCCGACAGGTCGCCAAGTATATCGCACCTGGTGCGGACGGCGTGCAATGGGATTACGCGCAGCGCGAACTGGCAGTCAAGGGTGGAGCGAGTACGGTTGAGGTTCGAGACGGAGAGGTCACGGTTTCTGACACAGTCACAGCGTACCACCCCGACGGGGACGAGAACCCGGCGTATCGCTTTGTGAAAGACATCGTCAAGTTGCAAAATGTTATTTTTAACGTTGACTTGATCTTCAACACTGCCGCGTGGGACGGGGCGCCACTAATCCCGGATGACCAGCCAACGGTCAACCCAGACGCCAAGAAGCCTAAGAACGCGATCGCGGTGTTGAGCACGTTAGCGGACAACCTCGGCCTAGCTGCGCTGATCTCCGAAGTGCCCTACACTAAGGCGAACTTGCAGTCAGAGATTGACAGCCAGAATCCCAATAGACTTAACACGGTTTTCCCTGTTAAACTGTCAGGTAACGTGAACATTAACAGCATCGACATAAACTTCGGTTTTTTCTTCGGTGCCTCTGCAGTAATTAACTAGGAGACTGACCCATGGCTACAGGTGGATCAATTGAAGAAGTAGGCATCGACGGTCGAAACTTCCCCGTTGCTGCGGACGCTGACAGCAATCGCAAGCTCGGCGGGTGGAACAACGAGCACTCGCCCAACGGCAACGGCACGGGGCGCTTGTTAAAGACCCGCGAAGGCTGGATGTTGGACGGGCTGGCGTTGGCTATCGACGATTTACGCGAGGACCAGGAGTTCTTGCAGGACGTCGCAGACAGTAACGACTACGTGACGATCAGCATCACGTACGCCAGCGGCGCAACATATCAAGGCCAAGGCCAGATCACGGGCGACATGCAGTCTAGCAGCGCAACGACCACGGCACCCTTGACCCTAAGCGGCCCGGGCCGCCTAACTAAGCAATAGGGCATTGTCGGGGGTGGGTGTTGTTAGCCCTGCACCGTAGCGCGAAAGCGTCACCTCCGACCCTCACATAGGGCTAAAACTATGGAAAACCAGCACAAGAAGATTAAAGGCTACCGCGACCTGTCGCAGGCTGAAGTCGATCTGATGAACCGCATTAAAGACCACGCAGAAAAAACAGCTACTCTTTTAAAAGAAGTATCAGATATGAGAGACTCTGAGCAATCAGAACTTGCACCTATCTTGCCTGAGCGGTATCAAGAGTCTAAGCGATGCTTAGCATTAGCCAAGACAAACTTGCAAACGGGCCAAATGTGGTTTGTCCGCGCTGTCGCACTTCCTAAATCGTTTTAGCCACGGAGCACAAGACTATGAGCAAGATCGACAAAGAGTCCGCCGAGGCGGAGTTCAGCAACATGTGCAAGTTTTTCGACATCGACACGGACACGTCAGACCTAGACGGCGACGAGCTCGAGATGTTCGAGAGCTTAAAGGGAAAGGTGGTCAAGGCTATCTGCCGCGGCGACTTGACCATCGGCACAGACGGCCAGCCAACGTACACCACCAAAGCGGGCACCGCGATGACGTTCAAGCAGCCAACGGGCGCCATTTTGTTGGCGGACGTTAAAGGCAAGGACGACGGCGGCCAGCGCAAAATGTTTGCTATGGTGTGCGAGTTGACGGGCGGCGTGTCTACACCAGGCAAGTGGACGATCCGCGACACTGGCGTGCTAACGTCTATCGTCAATCTTTTTTTAGCAGAGTTGCAGTAACGCTAGTCGAGCACGGGCAGGAGGAGCTCAAGCGCGGCCTTTCCTCCGCCCGCGTTCAGTTGCTGCAGTGCTGCAGGGATTACCCCGGCATACCCGACGTCCGGGAGCTAACCATACCGCAGCTCGGGGTGTTTTACGCGGGACTAATACCGGAGCTAAAGCGCCATGGGTAAAAAATTTCAAGTTTCTACAATCTTTAAGGGCATCGACCAGATGTCCGCCCCCATTTCTCGCATACAGTCACGCATTGGATCAATGACCCGCAGCGTCGACAGAAACCTGCGTAAAGTCCAGCGCACCACAGGCAAAGTGGTCGACGGGATGTCGAACATCGCCAAGAAAGCACTAATCGTCGGGACCATCGCCGCGGCGGGTCTAGGCCAAGCCGCCGCTGCCGGTATCAACTTCGAGCAGTCCATCGTCAACGCGTCCGCAAAAATGGGGGACAGCGCAAAGCGCGGCACCGTATCGTTCGGCTTGCTGGAGGCGTCAGCCAAGCGGACGGGGGCAACCACAGAGTTCACCGCAACACAATCGGCCGAGGCGCTTAACTTCCTAGCCATGGCCGGCTTTAGTGCCGAGCAGGCAGTGTCCGCCCTCCCTGGCGTTGTGAACCTAGCGACGGCCGCACAGGTCGACCTTGCACGGGCGACAGACATCGCCACCGACTCGCTGGGGATCTTTGGCCTAGAGACTAAAGACGCCGCGCAGTTGGGAAAGAACCTAGCGCGCGTCAACGACGTGATCGCCAAAACGTCAAGCTCCGCAAACACCGACATCTCGCAGATGTTCGAAGCCATGAAAAAAGGGGGGCCTATTGCCACCACAGCGGGCGTAGAGATAGAGACCGTGGCCGCAATGATAGGCGTGATGGCCGGCGCGGGCGTTAAGGCAGAGGTGGCGGGCACGTCCGTGGCTAACGCCTTCCTGAACTTAGCCTCGCCCGCGGGTGCCGCGGAGAAGGTGATCAGGCGCTTAGGCATCCAGATCAAAGACACCGCGACCGGCGAGCTAAAAGACATGCCGGACATTCTCGACGAGCTTAACCGCAAAACCGCCAACCTAACCAAGACCCAACGCCTAGCGGCCCTCGCGGCCATCTTCGGCCGTGAAGGGCTGGCGGGCACATCGAAGGTCGTCAGCCAGGGCGGCGAAGCGCTCAGAGCGTACCGCGAGCGCCTGCGCAACGCGGACGGCGCAGCGGCAGACATGGCCAAGACCATGCGAGACACGACGCGCGGGTCGCTCAATAGCTTAAACTCGGCCATCGAAGGGGTGTCGATCACATTGTTCGAGACAAACCGCGGGCCAATGAGACAGGCCATCGACCTGGCGACCCAGTGGGTAAGGGCAAACGGCGACATCATAGCGCAGAACATTGGCGGGTTTTTCCTCAACGCCGCGCAGAACATAGACACGTACGTCGAGACGGGCAAAACTATTGCCACCGTCGTGGCGGTGGTGTGGGGCCTTAACGCTGCGCTTAAAGCCTTGGCAGTAGCGACGGCGGTCGTCAACCTTGCGATGTCGGCCAACCCGTTTGTGTTGCTCGTGGGTACGCTTTCCGCGTTAGTGGTGCTTTCTGACACGTTCGCCAAGAACTTGCAAGAGTTGCCCCTGCTAATACAAAGGGCTTTCGACAATTCGATGGGGTCGCTGGCACAAGGGCTGCAGACCGCCAAGGCAATGCTGCAGGACTTTAGCCCGACCGCACTGTTCGACATGGGGCAAGAGGCAGTCATGCCCAACATATCGAGCCCGCAAGAGCGCACCGCTAAGTCTGTGAGCGAGTCGATCACAAGCAGCACGAACGAAGTAATCATCAGAGACGAGACGGGGCGGGCCGCAATTCAAAACATACGCGGACCGCAGACGCTCAAAGTCGCGGAGACAGGGGGCTTTTAATGAGCTGGCAGGACAGACTTAGACAGGCGGCATACACTAGCCCAAGCGGCACGCGCCTGACATTCGACTACGAGCAGACGTCCGAGGCGTTCGACAAGAAGGCGACCGCCTACGAGTTCGCAGACGCGGACGGGACCTTCGTTCAAGACCTCGGCCGCACGGGCAGACGGTACGCGCTGCGCGTCATCGTATGGGGCGACTCGTACGACATACAGGCAAACGGCTGGATGGCTGCACTAGCAGAGCGCGGACAGGGCATACTCGAACACCCAGTGTACGGGCGCGTCGACGTCGTACCAGTCGGCACCGTCCGCAGACGGGACGACCTAGTGGTGCGCGCTAACCAAGCAGTGATCGAGGTTGAGTTCTTCGAGACTATCGGCCTCGTGTATCCAACCAGCACGGGCGACGCCGTCGGCCAGATAAACGCGCTAGTCGAAGCCGCCGGGGCCGCACAGGCCGCACAGCTTGCGGAGTCCAACGTGCTAGACACCGCGACAGCCCGCGCCGGCTTCTTGAGCCGGTACAATGCGGCGCTTGACCAAGTCACCAGCACACTGGGGCCGATCACCGAGGGCGTGGCGTCAACGCAGCGCCAATTTGACGCGATCCAAAAGTCAATAAACCGGGGTATTGACGTCCTTATCCGCGACCCGCTAACGCTGGCTTTTCAGACCCAGCAGCTGATCAACACCCCAGCCCGTATCGCGGGGCAAGTGTCGGGGCGCGCTGACGCGTACTTCGACTTGTTCACAAGGCTGGTAGGCCCGACCGTCGAGCGGGACACCCAGTTATACAACACCGACATGTATGCCAGCGGCGTGGCCACTGCGTCCGCGTTGGCGCTGTCGACCACGGCATACACTCGACGCCCTGACGCCATTCTCGCCGCCGAGGGCATCCTCGCACAGGGTGAGGCGCTGGCGCAGTGGCGCGACGACAACTACGCAGCGCTAGGACAGGTCGACCAGGGCGGGAGCTGGCAAGCAACGCAAGCGCTAATCGCCACCACGGCCGGCGCGCTCGTCGACCTATCCTTCGGCCTCGCACAAGAGCGGCGCGTTGTTCTCGGGTCCGCTCGGTCTATTGTCGACCTGACTTACGAGCTATACGGCACCGTTGACAGCAAGCTGGACGACTTGATCAACGACAACGAGTTGAGCGGAGACGAGGTCATCGAGCTGCCACAGGGTCGCGAGGTGGTATACTATGTCGCGTAAGTATGTCATTCAACCTGGCGACACTTTCGACACCGTCGCCCGCAAGCAGTACGGCGACGATCAGAAAGCCCCACTAATACAGCAGGCCAACCCCGGCGCGCCCGTGCCGCTAATCGCAGGGCAATCGCTGGTTATACCTGCCGACCCCGACGCACAAGCGACCGCCACGGGGAACGCAGCCGCAAGCAGCCCGAACGAAGTGTCGGTCAGCATCGAGGGTGAACGCTTCCGCTTTTGGTCCGAGGTCTCGATCACCCGGACGCTGGACGCCGTCTCGACGGCCCAGTTCGACGCACCGTTCACCCCCGACGACCCGTCATTCCGCGAGCGCTTCCGCCCGTTTAGTTTTAACGACGTAGACATTAACATAGGCGGCACCCGGCTATTCACCGGCACAATGGTGGCACCCGTGCCTGTTCTAACGCCACAGGCCCGCACGGTCAGCGTGGCGTGCTACGCTAGGCCGGGAGTGATGGGCGACTGCACCGCGCCGGCAAGTGCGTACCCGTTGCAATGGGACGAGTCAACACTGGCGACCATCGCAAGCAAGTGTGCGTCATTCTTCGGCCTTGGCGTGCAGTTCGACGCAGACACCGGCCCCACTTTCTTGCGGGTCATGGCGCAACCGTCCGAGCGAATGCTGCCATTTTTGGCGGGGCTATCTGCCCCGCGCGGGCTAGTAATGAGTGACACGCCAGACGGCAAGGTGTTGTTCCGTAAGGCGCTAGAGTCGGGGGCACCGGTGGCGAACCTCACGGAGGGGGCCAGCCCACTGCAGGACGTTTCCCCCAGGTTTCAACCTCAAGAGTATTTCAGCCACGTGACCGGCATCGGCCCGACCGTCATCGGTTTGCCGGGCCAACCGTACACGGTCAAAAACGCGCAGCTTGGCGACGTGGTCCGCCCGTACACGTTCAGCAGCCCAGACACGCCCGACGCAAGTGTCCAGCAGTCCACCGAGACAAAGGCGGGGCGCATGTTCGCCAACGCCGTGGCGTATGAGGTCACGCTGTCCACATGGCGCGACCCCGCGGGCAACCTATGGGAGCCTAACACGCTGGTCACACTTCTGGCAGAGGGTGCGATGATATTCAGCCGATCGACTTTTCTCGTTCGCTCGGTTACACTTACGAAAACCCCAAAGAGCGAGACCGCCGTGTTAACTTTAATTTTACCCGGAGCACTGTCGGGCAAGATACCGGAGACGCTGCCATGGGCATGATCGGCGTCGTGCTCGAGTTCACCCGCACCGAACGCAACGGCGCGAAGGTGTCGGACGTCAAGGCAAACCCAGGAGGGGGCGCCCTGCTAACGTCTGACCACTTCCAACCGTCTGGCGTAGACGCGCACCCCTTGCCTGGGGACTACACCATACTGGGCGAGGTGCAAGGCACTGGCCGGTACTCGGCCGTGGGGTACGTGGACCCCAAGAACCAACAGACCAGCCAGCCCGGCGAGTGGAGGGCGTACTCCAGAGACGCAGCCGGCGAACAGGTCGCACAGGTGTGGGTCATGAACGACGGCGCGGTACTCACAGAGAAC